CATAGTGATATTGAGACCTTTTTACTATAAATAGTATTTACCAAAACAATTGGATTAGGATTATAAGAATAGCAAGGCTAAAACAAATCATAGTCTTCGGAGTAAACATTGATTCACCCAGCAAAAACCACGTCAAGATAGGAAATATGATTAGGCCAGCAGAGGAGCCGATAAATCTGGCAGTCCATGCAGATCCTGTCTCATCTACAATAAATTTCCAAGAATACCAGAACGCTACAGAGCATGGGGCACCGAGTAAGAACGCAGTGATCCAGGGCTTGTTTGCCCACCAATCAGATAAATACTGAGAGTTCAGTTGGAACCATCCTATAATTTGACCAACAAACACAAGTGCTATGCCAATGTACAAGTTCATTAGTGTGTCCAAAGTCCCGAGCATGCTATGGCTGATCTAAAAGATGTCTCTATTGTTTTCGAAAGGTCAAGCACTAATCTAAATTCTGGTCCTGGTAAGTACAAAGTGTCTACATTGTGTTCTTCCACTTGGTCAAAGTAATCATCGAATAGAAGTTGCAATGTTGCAGCGGCGCCTCTAAACTCTAACAGTGCTGTATACTCTGCTTGAGAAAGCTTTATCATGCCTGAGTGGTAGTCTTTCATTAGAGATTCCAACCTGTATTTGGCTGGCTGCATTGCGCTGTTTATAACTCTTAGTACATTTACTTTGACTGGGGTCGTCTTCTCATCCACTACAAATACTCCAACAGATCTGAATATCCACCTATCTTCTTAGTATATCCTGTTTCCAGGTTATTTGCAAGGATAATCGGAACTGTTGCTTGGTCGTGAAACTCTTTGTATTCCTCTAGGATTGCCGGAACTAGCGTGTAGTCTGCAAAGAAATACTCAGCTTTGTTCGCTGAACAGTAGTCTATTGCCCGCAAACAAAACGGACAATTCGATCGACCTATAATAATAAATCTATCAGTCATTGAGTAATTGCTTTCCTGTTTTATTGCCGACTGCTGCGTAGATTTGATCAGCTGACCCATAAGCAATGATATCTTCGGTTTTTCCGCCTTCATTTATTTTTACGAGGGAGAAACTTTCTTCTGATAATCTGGAATTTTCTCTCAACAAAAATTTCTGGGCTCCGTGATAATCCGAAATGGAAACAATACTGCTGGAGTTGATATACATTCTTTGTAGTGAAACATTTCTGTTGTACCCGTCGTTCTCAATAAGAAGTCTCTTGATTTCTACTAGCATCGATAGTCCTCCGTAACAGACACTATAGACCAAGTCTTACCCATCTTTATTTTTTCCATGAATGCCCAAGAAGCTGCTTCGGGAAAAGTGAGAAACTCTGCTCTTCTAATACAATGCTCTTGAGACGTAGTACTCTTCAGTTTTATTGAATAAGTTTTCATTATGTTCCTAAGTTTTTGAGTATAAAGGCGCTTATGAGACCGACTACGGTTGTGAACAAGGTCCAGATCATTCTGGAAGAGGTTTGCTTCCAGGACTCTAGCTCTCTCAGCCTAGCATACAGACCCTGATCTGGGTTATATACAGCTTCTTTGATTTTTGAGATGTCATCGGACATAAGCTCTTGCTTATCTTGTACGACGTCTATTCCAGTACAGACTCTATCTAGTTTCCTTTGCAGTTCTGCTAGGTGTTCTTGTTGATCAACCATAGTACGGCCCTCCGCACTAGTAAATAGTCAGCTATTGCTGGACAATGCTATGGTTTGTCAATAAAAGTGTACCCGCAACTGACACTGCATTCTTTAGAGCGCAGCGAGTGACCTTTGCTGGGTCGATGACACCATCTTGTAACAAGTTTGTTTTTTCTCCCGAGGAAAAGTTGATGCCCTCAAAATCTTCACAACCTTCCACGGTGAGCCTGGCGACATCGGGAGACATGCCGGCATTAGTTGCCATGGTGTTGAATGGTGCCTGAAGTGCCTTTCGGAAGATAGACAGAGCTGTGCCCTGCTCCTCGGTGACAAAATTAGGAGCGATAGAGTTAGACACACGTAGAAGTGTCATGCCTCCACCGGGGACGACACCCTCTTGCTGTGCTGATCTGACTGCTTCCAAAGCATCTTCGATACGATGCTTCTTCTCAATCATCTCTACTTCAGAAGAAGCGCCAACACGGATGATAGCAACCCCAGAAGAGAGGCGAGTAACACGGTCTTGGAGCCGTCCCGCTTCATGGATATCATCTGTTCGCTGTATCTCCGTCTTAATTTTCTCAATGGTCTCATCAACCTTTTCATAGTCGCCTTCACCATCCACAACCGTAGTCATGTTCTTGGTGATCTCCACACTATTAGCTTTGCCAAAGTCAGCCAGCGATACTTCAGTCAACTTGTGACCGAGTGATTGCTGAAAAAACTTTGCTCCAGTCGTAACTGCAAGGTCGCTCATGATGGCCCGGCGCTCTTCCCCATAACGAGGAGCTTTCACCGCTGCGACCTTCATCGAGCCACGCATAGTATTCATAATTAGTGCGGCCAAAGCCTGACCTTCTATTTCTTCTGCTACAATCACAAAGGGTCGACCCTCACGGGCTGCAATCTCTAATGATGGCAGAATATCATTGACTTGATCGATTTTTGAGTCAGTAATGAGGAACATTGGGGTCTCATAGCGGCAGGTTCCCCGTCTCTCGTCCGTTACGAAGGCTGTTGCGGCATACCCACTATCAAAACGAAAACCCTCTACAAGGTCCAAACTCGTCTCGTGAGAGCGTGCCTCTTCGATTGTGATGGAGCCGTTCTTTCCTACCTTATCTACCGCTGTGGCGACAAGTGTTCCGATAGTTTCGTCGTTGTTGGCTGAGATTGTAGCAATATGCTTTACATCTTCAGCTGAAGAGATAGGTTTTGCAATCTCTTCAATGATGCCAACTGCTTGTTCGAGGCACTGCTCTAGACCTCGCTTGATTTCAATGGGAGATGTCCCTGAAGCAATGTGTTTGTTTGCTTGGTTTAGGATCTCTCGTGCAAGGACGGTGGATGTTGTAGTTCCATCCCCTGCTTCTGCGTTGGTCATTGATGATACTTGCTTTACTACTTCTGCTCCCGCATTCATATGTGGATCTTCAAAGTTGACGTGCTGTGCTACGGTCACTCCGTCCTTTGTGACAAAGGGTCGTCTATCCTTTTGGTGGATAAGAACATTTTGTCCTTTGGGTCCGAGTGTTGTTGCTACGTAGTCCGCTAGAGTGTTTACGCCGTCGAGAACCTTGTTGCGGAGTTCAGGTCCATGGCTGAGTTGTGTGGTCATTATGCCTCGCTTTCATTGATAGTTATATAATAACACACTTTCTAGATTTGTCAAGGGGTTTGTTCGATTTTTATTCAGCGCCAGACTGCTTAAGGTCTTTCGTTCTCTTGATGATATCATTAGAAGCTTCGATTGCTGCATTGGCTCTCTCCTCTTCTTGCATGCCTCCGGCCATATAAGCGTAGGTGTTATCCTGAACGTTCTTTACGCTCAGGAAGATACCAAAGATGGCATCGTTAATGAGACCTGTCATCTTGTTCAGCATGTTTTGTGTATTTTGCATTCCGACCGAAAGCTCTGCAAATTTAGGTTCTGACTGTCCCTCTGGAAGAGTTCTTCTTTTCGTCAAAGTATGCACCTTTGCGACTATCGATTGATTTAGATTGAACTGTTCTGTTGTTAGATATCCGTAACACTGAGTAAGTGCCGCTTTCCTTTCATCGTCTGTGCGACCTTTTTCATTGTACCATTTTACAGATTCTTCGATAGAAGCAAAGACGTCTGATGGTCCGTTAGCCTTTCGCAGGATACCTATTCGCTTGTCTTTTAGTTTTGATTTAGAATAAACTGAGAGAACACTATCTTCTGCAGAGGCTGTACCCTTTCCTCCGTTGTTGGCCAACTTAGCTCGGGTTGCTATGTTCTTGGCCATAATCTTGAAGCCACGGGCATCAAGACCTTCGACGGCAGGGTGACCCGCGTTTTGAGCCTGGCCCAAAGCTCCCTTGATAACATCCTGCAAAGCTTGCCATTTTGGACCTTTACCCGCCATTGGTGAGTCACCTCTTGAAACAAAGGCGGGACGGACTTCAAAGTCCTCTGGCGGCTCAAGACCCTTCTTTTCAAGCTTGGCAAGATATTCTTTATCTGGACTATAAAGACCAAAGTAAGTATCTTCCGTGGACCAATTGATTGCTGCCGTAATCATACTGAATAAGTCTTCATCTACTTGACGCTGTTCATCACCATCAGAGACTAAAACTTCGTTGTAAGCTGCTATCTCTTTTTTGAATGCATTTATGAATACACTCTCAAGCTGCTCTGGTGAGGGAATAGCTGAACCTGGTAGTGTCGAAGCGTAGTCTAAGTTTTCTCCCGAAATGAAAGCTCTTGGCAACTGAATGCACTTCTGAGATTTCGCTGAGGACTGTGCTAGAAGGTCGAACACGTTTTCGAGCGTGAAGTCGAATTGGTACCAACGCAAGGTTCCGTTGATGTCCAGGCCTTCTTTCTGTCCTCCATCAAATTCTTTTGTGACGGCAAGGTAGCGCATGAATGGATGGTCAAACGCCTCTTTCTGCTCTCTAAGGTCGTTGGCCAAGTCAGTAAAGGAGCCACCGACGTGAAGCTTGCCTTCTTGATAAAGCTTTAGAGAAATGGGAGTATTCGTGCCATCTGCTCGCGAAACAAAGTCAGCAATAGTGCCCGTATTTGCTTTTACTTGATAGCCAGATACAAGAACCGCCAGGAAAGCTTCGAAGTTAAACCCAGCCGATGCTGCGTTGAAGTTGGAGATGACCTTTGTAAGTGTTTTGAAGAAGGTTAGGTACCCAAGTGCTGCTGCAATTTGTTTTGGCATTGAATTATTGCCCTCTGGGAACATCTCTTGGAGTGCTGCGTCCGGGTTGTCATAAAAATTCGCAAGAGACGCAACTTTTGTCTGAAAACTGTCACCCTGAATCTTAGAAAGGAATTGCTCAAGCTTTGCCCTCTCCGGGCCCGAGACTGCGGTATCTCCCTCTCCTGTAAGGTTTGTCCACCCAAGCTCCGAGACTGCAATTTCGGGGATTGCCTGCAAAGTCATAGAGACTTCTTTTCTCTCATTAACAAACTGTTCTCTTAGTAATTCGTTCTCCGACTTTTTAGGCGAAAAAAGAGTACCCTTTTCCACCTCGTAGACTTCCTCGATAAGATTGAACAAGTCTCCCATTGTAGAAAGTGTCTTTTTCTTGTTGTTTTCTGATAGAAATTCTTCATGCCAGCTCATAATGTGTAGTTCTCCTCCATATAATTAGATAATTTGGTCTGCAATGCCCATTTTTATTGCTTCCTCCGCAGAGATGTAAACATCCTTTTGAGTCTTTAGCAGCTTCTTGATTTTTGATGGGGTCAATTTTGTGTAGTTCGCAAGTGTCTCGATGTACCTCTCCTGAACCCACTTGATTTCCTCAAGCTCGTTCTCCATTGAGAAAATTGTTCCGCCTGTTCCGGCCATTACATTGTGAAGCATGATGCGACAGTTGCGACCTACCGCTCTCTTGCCTGGTGTGCCCGCTGCAAGGATAGGAACCCCTGCTGACATTACCTTACCGATACCGATAGTTTCAATGTCGCACGTTCTCTCTTTGATCATGTCCATGACATCAAGGATAGAGAACATGTCCGAGGCTGAACCTCCGTGTGTTGACACAAGCATTGCAATCGAGCGAGCGACAATGATAGGCATCTCTTCTGTGTTGTCTGGGTGCTCTGGCACCTCCATGTGAGATGAGTTCTCCAGATAGAGTAATGCCGCTACAACATCTGCTCCAACTCTCTCGTTTATATCTCCATAAAGGTTTATAGTTCTAAGTTCTTTGTCAGTTGGAAGAGTGGGGTGCTGGATGTTGTTGATAATAACAATCTGGTTTTCATCTAACTGTTCTTCCTTCTTTTTCTTTTTGTCTTTAGACTTTTGCTTTTGCTTCTGCTTCTTTTGGGGCAGTCCCGAAATTCTCTTCACCATCTATACCTCTCTCAGTTCTATTAGTTTGATAATAGTATCAGTTTTTGTAAAGTTTGTCCAGTCTTTTTCTGTGTCAAATTGTTTCTCAAACACAAGAATATCCTCTTGTGTTGTAGGTACATATCCAAAGGATACACACTCCCAGCCAGGCAAAATAGCTGTCGCTTCCTGGTGTTCTAGTGTAGTTTTGAATTGTATTCTATATTTAGTGTTTCCTGTTTTCCAATATTTAGCTTTTATCCTTCCCATTTTGCATAATACCTCGCAGTTTTTCTATGAGGAGACTAGCTTCGGGCCAATTACTATAGTTTATATACTTCCTTCCAGCTTCTGGAATCGCTTTTATGAGAACCAAAGTATACAACTCCATAAAAATAGAAACCTTACTGTTCTCCTGTTCTAAATACTTTTCTATATCAGTTTCGTCTTTGGTTTCTAGTTTTTTTAATTCATGCGTAGCCGTGTCTATAGCTGCCAAGTGTACTGAGTGCACTGAATCGAGAATTTGTAGTACTGTTGCTGACACCACTAGGAAAAAATCTCTTTGCTTTTTCTTTTGATCGAGATAAAACACAGCCTTGCTCAGGCCGACACCTGCAAAAAACATAATGATTGAGTAGATTTGTATTTCGTTCATGGTATTATTATACTACCTTTCAGTATGGAAGTCAATAAATAAAAAGCCCCAGTGACCTTAGAGGTGTGGGGCTTGTAGTAAGTGATAACGTATTATTTTATCTTACTTTCTATTCTGAAGTTTTGCTGCCACGATTCTCTTAGTTACTCTCTTGAGCACTTCATTTACAAGAGCTTCTTGCATTACTTCTTCATCTTCCTCGTCAGCTGGTGCGTCCATTTCCGGCTCGTCCATGTCCATTTCTGGCTCGTCCATGTCCATTTCTGGCTCTTCGCCCATTTCTCCGCCAATGGCTTCTCCGAGTCGCTTGCCTAGGTCAATGAGAAGTTGTGCTTCTTCCTCAGTAAGGCTCATATCTGCTGCGCCCATTTCTGGTTCGTCCATTGCTGGCGCGGCCGCATCCATTTCTGGCTCGCCTGCGTCGAGGTCCATTTCCATGTCTTCCTCTTCGTCCTCTTCCTCGAAGAGGGCGTTGATGTCCTCGTTTACCTCATCGTCTTCTTCGTTGACCTCTTCCTCTTCGGTTACGGCCTCTTCTTCGAGATTCTCTTCCTCTTCGTCTTTCTTGTACTTCATGCCCATTTCTGAGATAAAGTTGTCAGTCATCGTATCTACGCTTGCAAGTTTCATGAAGCGTCTGATTGTGTTTTCTGCTAATAATTTGTTACCACTCATTTTATGTTCTCCTTGTTGTGAAAGTAGTGATTATATAATAATACAACTATAAATAGTAAGTTTTGACTAGAAAAGTCATAATTTTATTCTCTTCGAAAGCTTCTTCATCGCTTCCTTTTCTATTTGTGAGACACGGACTAAAGAAATCTTCAATCTCTTAGAGACTTCATCCAGGGTCATCGGGCCGTTTTGGTATATTGCTACTAGCGAGCAGTTGCTGTCCTGTTCATAATCTATGAACATTGGGCACTCTGATTTTTCGCAACTTTTGTTGTCCCTCATGCAACTTCTAGAACACTGAGGTAGGTGATCGTCACTCATAGTCCTCCAAATTCATCTCTATCATATCAAATATATCTTGTTTATCAGAATCTGTGATTCCAAGTTCTTCTAGAACTGTTTTTCCGGATTCATAATCCTTCTTGGTCTTGTTTAATCTCTTTTTACCCATTGAGGTTTTTTCCTGTTTTATCTCCTCCACTATTTGCAACATAGTGGGATCTTTGCTGATGTATTTTATTAGTAGTGTTCTAAAAAACTCGCTTTGAGTTAGACCATCATATCGAAGTCTTATCTTCAAGTCTGCTGATTCCTTCTCATAACAATAGAACACAAATTTTGTACTTTTATTTGGATCTCTCATTACAGCAAAATGTGAGTCTGACTCTCTGAAAGACCGGCGGAGGTCTGCGTAATCATCCTAACTTTGTTTCTAAATTCCTTGATGTTTCGAGAGCCGCTGTAAGAAAGTCCTGATCTAATGTTTTGGTGCAAGTCTGGGAGAATCTCTGATACGCTTCCCTTGTATGGGATTGTAGTGGAAACACCTTCCAATGAACTCGCTTTACCTCTCCAGGCAACTTGAGCCTCTCTTGAAGCCATGCCCCTATAAGCTTTGTACTTTCTACCGTCACTAGCTTGAAACACTTCTCCTGGGGACTCTTTTGTCCCTGCGAGCAAAGACCCCAGCATGACAAAATCTGCGCCTGCTGCAAGACATTTTACAATATCTCCCGCGTTTTTGATTCCGCCATCTGCGACTAGCGCAGCGGTGTTGACCACTCTGCTGCAGTCCAATACAGACTGAAAAGTAGGCACACCGTGAGCGGTTTGAATACGAGTGCTACAAATACTACCGCCACCAACTCCAACCCTGATAACATCAGAACCCCATTCCTGTAAGTCCGCGAAGGCTTTTGCAGTCGCGACATTGCCTGCCATAACATCAACTGAATCTCCAAATTTGTCTTTAATTGTTTTGATAGCGCGTTCGACATTTGTGTGGTGGCCATGGGCCACATCAACACACAGTAAAAAAGCACCTGAAGAAACTAACGACTCCGCTCGTTTCATGAAATCGTCTGATACGCCGATTGCTGCTGCAACCCTATAATCTCTTCCAGACTGCGCCCGTTTGACTAATTGCGATTGCTCCTTAATGGAGTTGTATCTATGTACGACTCCGAAGCCGCCGGCTTCTCCCATTGAGAACGCCATGTCCTCTCCTGTAACTGTATCCATGGGAGATGAAATGATCGGTAAACTAAATTTTTCACTTCCAATGATGGAAGTGGTGTCAATCTCTGATCTGGATTCTATATCAGATTTCTGAGGTACCAGGAGGATGTCGTCGAAACTAAAGGTTTTCTTGAATTTCTTCATTTGTTTTTTCACTTTCTTCTTTATTATAGCAGGTTTTGCATATCAAGTCAATGTTTTCTGAATATTTATTTACATGCCAATCATCAATATTTTCATCCTTTGCTGGCGGGCGGTCACATTCTGAACACTTTACTTGTTTTTTGAAGGTTGCCATTTGAGTCTTGAAGTCTTTCATAAACTGCTTTCTCGCCCGGACAAATTGCTTTCTTTTTATTTTCCTTGCAAAGCTTCCCATTACTTATCCCCTGTTGAGCCAAGTGCGCCGGCGCCTCTGGTTGTCTCTTTTCCATAGATATTATCGTCCTGAATTTCTCGCAGCGGTGGTTTCTCAATTCTTACGAATACGCCTTGTGCAACCTTTTGTCCTGGTTCGATAAACTCTACGTCCTTTCCGATATTATGAAGGTTCACAAAGATTTCTCCTGTGTATCCCTCGTCCACAACGCAAGCACCCGTGATGAGGTGTAACTTACTAGCCACACCTGACTTGTTCATGATTTGAAGCATGCAGTCTGGTGGGACCTCCATCTTGATTCCTGTCTCCAACAAGACACTTTGCCCGGGCTGAATTCTACATGCTGCTCCTTCGATAGGGCAGAAGAAAAAATCCATCCCCGCGTCTGTTCTATGCGCCCTAACTGGTAGTTTCGCGTCGGGCCTAGTGCGAAATACTCTTACTCTATTGTTGTCTAATGATGCCATTGCTTTCTCCTTTATGCTAATAGTCTGAACATCTTTCTCATACTGAATGTGGAAAAACCCCACTGTTGATTATAATTTAGTCTGGCCATATATGGCCGGTTGATTTGGACTATATCTTTACTTGGGTCTACACCCCAACATCTGATAGTCGTTGTCTCATTGTTATCGTCAATAACCTTTACTACATAAAAGTTTTTTCCGTTCTTTGATTTCTTTAGTTTGCATTCCCGAGGAATAAACCAAGTCACACCTAACTCAGGGTCGAACTCTGAAATAGGCGGAACGTAAAGTTCATCTAGCTTTTGTCTGACTCTTGGCGTTACCACGGCACTGATTGGGAAGACTCCAGTTAGGTTGACCAGGTATTCTAGCTTCTCCTCCTCAGAGAAGTCACCCTCTGGCTCATATCGCTCTATGTTTTCAATCAGGTTCTTCTCTTTTCGGGGACGGTCTTCTGCAACGGCTGAATAGAAATGCTTCATGCCTGAAAACCTGTCATCCATAAGAGTGTTTAGTGCCTGAGATAAACACAGGGCTGAAATGGATTTCTTGTTCAACTTCGAGTAAGTGATCTTCTCATGGAACAAGAACTCTTCAATTGTATTGAACGGCCGGTTCTCAATGATTTGTTCAATAGCCTTGATACCCAAACCCTTGATAGATGACAGTGGTTGAATCAGAGTTTTGCCGTCGTCGCTGATTTCCCAGTCGACGCCTGATGTATTCACGTTGAGTTGTTCTACATTGTAACCAAGTGATTTCGCTGTTGCGATTGCTCTTTCTTTTCTTGTCTCCGGCTCCTTGTCTAAGAAGGCCGCTAGCCATTCTGCTGGATAGTAATTAAGTAAATAAGCACACTGATAGGATAGTACACAGTAGGATACAGCATGTGATTTGTTGAAACCATATCCTGAAAAGTATTCAAATGTCTCCCAAAGTTCTCTAGCCTCATAATCTTTCATTCCTTTCTCCAAGCATCCGCGCTTGAACTTGTCAAAGATTTTGTCTTTCTGAGCCTGGACTTCGCCAGTGCCCTTCTTAGTAAGTAGTTTTCTGAGCTTATTACCCTCATCCAGGGACAGGTCCTTGCCCAGTTTGTGAGCCAACATAGCAATCTGTTCCTGAAAAATAAGGAAGCCGTATGTTTCTTCCGTTACTTCTCGGACATACTTGTTGACGTACTCCACATCCTCTGGATTTGACTTTGCTCCAATGTACTTTCTATCTACTCCCGCACCTAGTGGGCCTGGTCGATAGATAGAAGTGATAGCCGACAAGTCAATGATGTTGTCCGGCTTCGCATTCTTACAGAACGATTGGGCCCCAGACTCTGTGAACTGGAAGATACCTGCCCACTTACCTTTGTGGAACACGTTCTCCCAGACTTCTCTGTCATCCAGGTCAATCTTCTCTGGATGTAGATTCTTGTCGTAGAATTCCTTGATGTCCGCAAACGTAGGGTTTTCTATTCCGTGATGTCGTTTTAGGATGCGCTCGATGGCGCCTTCCAACATACGAAGAGAAGCGAGACCCAGGATGTCAAACTTGATGAAACCCATGGGCTCAAGGTGTCTTACGTTCATACCCTCGGACCAAGGTGTTTGTCGAACTCCTCCTGAGTTGATAAGCGGCATCCACTGATCTAGGTTCTCACCCACAACAACACCACCAGCATGGCGTGAGGCTGAACGTGTCTGTCCATACAACTTCTCAATGTGGGTCTTGATGTGTGGATACTTCGCCAGGAATGCCTGCAAAGACTCCGAGAACTCCATCAACTCCTCAAACGTGGGAGCATACACGCCAGCCGTAATACCATGCTTTGCCTTGGCCCGAGGTGTTGCCTCATAAACCATCTTGCTTGTTACATTGTTTACTTCCGTGAACTCGATACCGTAGAACTTAGAGATGTCTTTGATGAGCGAGCGCAACTGAAGCGTGTTCCAGTTAGTGATAGGGACCACAGAGTTGTCACCCCACTGGTCGATAAGGACTTCCTTGAGCACCATTGGATCAGATACATCGTAGTCGATGTCTGGATAACCCGAACCTCCCTTAGTCAAGAACCTTTCGAACTGAAGTCCGTATTTGATAGGGTCAACCTGAGTGATGTTCAGAACATACGCCACTAGTGATCCGGCAGCAGAGCCTCGCCCTGCTCCAACTAGTTGTTTCTCTACCGCGACGTCAGCGATAGATTTCATCGTCAAGAAATACTTGGAGAAACCTCTCTCTTCGATAACGCTAACCTCACGCTTGAGGCGATCCACATACTCCTGGTTTGTATGGAGTTCAAGGGACCGAAGACCCTCAACGCAGAGGGCTGCCAAGGTTTGGCCAGCAGTTGAGCCCTCTGGGACAACGAAGTCCGGCAATCGAACTGTGTTGTCTGGTAAGAACGTCTCAATCCTCTCGTGCGCAATCTGATGCGTACGTTTGATTGAGTTGAGTACCAATTCATCATCGTATTCTACCCCACACTCTTTCGAGTATTTCTTGTAAGATTCGAACATCTGGTCGCCGTTCTTTGGATACAGTTCGTAACCAACTTCTTCAACGGAAAGCGGAAGCTCGTCTGATAAGTAGTCTGGCTTGCCCTTACCTAGCCAACCTAATCGCTTGTAAAGTTCACGATCTTTCCAAACGTCTGCGTTGTAGTAGTGCGAGTCTGCAGTAGAGATAAGGTCAATGCCAAACTCTTGGTGCATCTGAATGATGTATTGATTGAGGTCGTGCTGCTCTGGAACATTGTTCCACTGCAACTCGCCATACCATCGGTCACCGAAGATAGATTGCATCTTCTGTGTTGTTTGTCGCATTGCTCCCAAGATAGCATCAGGTCCAGTGTCTCGGTTCTCCCAGTAGTTTCCAGCATAGACGCCACCAAGACAAGCTGATGCTGCGATAACACCTTCGTTGTGCTTCTTGAGCATAGCGTAATCGACACGAGGATAGCGATAAAAGTTATCACTGGTATAAGACTTAGAAATCATCTTGAAGATATTCTGTAGTCCCGTTTGGTTCATAGCCAGCAGGATAAGGTGTCGTCTTCTGTTGAGCACAGACTTGATGCGCTTCTTGGAAGAGCCCTCATCTTCTACCGTAGTCCCAGAGTTGTCGGCCTCATAGTCAGACTTCTTCTTGGAAGCAGCCTTGATCTCCTCATACTCTTCTTTCCACTTCGCGACGGATGGGATGAAGTAAGCTTCACAGCCAAAGATTGGCTTGAACTCTTTGCCGGCCTTCTTCATCTTCTTGGCGTGCAGAACCTGCCAGGCCAAACCATTCATGTTTCCGTGGTCGGTAAGGGCTAGTGCATCCATGCCGTTTTCATAGGCAAAGTCCATGTGCTCTGGCGGATAACCAAGGGCGTCGAATGGGGAGCCCGCAACTGAGTGGGCATGTAGTCCTACGAATGGGATGTTTGATTTCTTAGATGTCATTCACTAATTCTTTCATTTCTTCTACTGTTTCTAGCAATGTGGCTTTCACCACTTCTCTATCAATTTGGAACATCTCCATTATAAACCTTTCCTGGTCGTTTGTCAAGTCTTTATATAAGTCTGGCATGCCAGCATGCTCTTTAATAATGCTTGGCATCATGTCGTAAGTTTCTTCAATTTTCTTCATCTTCTTGTAATCCTCTCTTAAAGTGATATGGTTTTATGAATTTTTTGGACGGGTTATATAATTTACTCTCTGATCTAAAACACTCTTGAATTGACTCCCAGCTATCTAGAGTGTAAAACTCCGGAACCTCAAAAGTATCTTGTATATCTATTATATCTAATCCGAAGATTTTGTCAAGCGTAAAATTACGACTAGACCATCGTTCATGAGGTGGTAAGCTCTTGTCTCCTCGGGTGCAAGATCTCTTTATATGCCATTTGTATGTGTTCCAATCTTCTGGGAAGAAAGTAAATGCTAAGGGCTTTCCGTCTTTCACTGTCTGGCCGTTATGAGTGACATAAAACGATTCATTTCCTCTGATTCTAGTTCTGCATTTCACTAATGGATATGGACTATAGATACCATTTGGAAACGAAACAAAGTATTTTGAAGGGACAACCCATGAACTCATTTTGCTAGATATGACAAATGCAGTAATAGCTCCGTGTAACACGGACCATCCTAGAGAATCCCTTCTATCTCTGTCTTTTTGAGAAACAGGAGTATAATATATTGGTATGTATTTTTCATAGTCAGCTTTCTTTTTGACAAAGTTCCAATTTTCAAACAAGATCGGATCTAGCACATAATCCCCTAATCTCTTCTTTAGTAATGGAGCCACGTCATCATTGCAAACGATCCAGATACTATCGCAGCCGGCCAAAGCAGCTTCTGTTACAGATCTTTCAACTGCAAGGTAACCCTCTCCTATTGGCATCAGGTAATCTGGCCAAGGAAACCCCAATGTGTCTTCTCGGCCGGATAGTGGTATTATCCCAGCCATGTGCTTTCCTTTTGGCGGCTTATTCATTAATGATTTCCAACAGTGATGGCGCCAGAAACTTTACGTGTTCACTGTCCTTGTAAGTGTTTCTATCTTCTTCAAAAACTAATCTTTTTACATGTTTCACTGCAGGTCTTCTGTATTTTGTTGTGCCATTTTTGTTCATTCCTGCAACGGTACCGTTTACCCCTATAGATCGAAGGTACCTCTCCACAACAAACTTGATTGTACTGTCTGAGTATTCAAAATTTTGCAGCTGGTCCAGGGTGAGGTGTGAATCTGTAACGCAATCTGTTATAAAGCTAGCTCCGTCTACTCTGTTTGATGTATAAAAATGTATGCTCGAAACAAATCTATCGTCCTGATTCATCGATGGTATGTTTTTGACAGCTCTTCCTAAATTTTTCAACTCAAAATCATCTATTACATGATACATAGGTGCACTTGGGTGAGAGATTTCATTTTCATGTATTACTCCTGTTGGATCAAAGATCTTGCACTGACCAAACTGGTAACTATAAGTCTGATTTTCAGCAAACAGTTTGAGGACGTCTCCAGTTATCCTAATATTTTCTATATTTTCAAACTGAATGACTTTGCCTATCAAAGATAAGGACAATAGTAGTCTGGATATTACCTTTGGTTCTCTAGAATCTCCCATTATCGAAAGTGGGAATTGCCTGTAGAACAAGTGAGGCCTCTTACGATTATATACGATAAATGAATCAGTCTTAATTGCATAGAACAAAGACTCGACCGTGTTACCTATCACTACCTTTTCTAGTAGCATATCCCTATCTCGAAGTCGTATCGTGAACCTAAGTTTGCTCTTTGGTAACCGTTTCTGCCGAGAATGGTACGCTGGGCTGATTGGTCTGATGGCAAACAAATCTCATCAAGTATCGACATGAGATCATTGTACATCTGTTCGGAACGCGAAGTTAGAACAAATACGCTGCCGCCGGTTGGATCAATATACCTTCTCCACTGAGACCTGTAATAAGTCTGCGTAAAAACATAAAGTTTCACATCTGGCGATGCAGTGATTGCAGTAATCAAATCACTAGGTGCCAGTGTTGGACTCAGATACGACTGGTCATCCTCATCCGAGAAAACAATAATTATTCTGTCTGCATCTTGCCTCCAGTCAACCTTGAACTGCTGTAGAGGGGGGATGGAATCTATGTTTGTCGAGAGTCGGTTCACCCAGCGTGCTGATGATACATCATATGGTCTGTTGGTTGATAAGTTATCGATTGAGAGATAGATAGCATCACGCAACATCTCATTACTAGACCCTGCGGCAAAAGATCCTGCATTTGAGAATGCAGTCATAAAGTTCTGAAAACTCGTGATGTTAGTTTCCATTCTCAAATACTCTGCCGTGTCTATGTCATCCTGACCTGACGCTGGTAGTATTCGCGGACCTGTGATGAGTCCCCATTTCAGTTTATCCTCTGCGGCGAACTGTGTAGCGAACCTGTTCATTGCCATCCTAACTGCACTTATGCTATTAGACATTGATCCAGACCAGTCTAGAATAAAAAGAATATCCGTGTCGGGTATCTCTTCTCCAAAGTCCGTAGTTCCGTCACAGTCATTGTCTGCTCCATCACAGATCTCTCTGCTTGGAACTACCTCTCCAGCACAAAAGTCAAGCAACAAGTCTCCGCTTGATACCTCACCATACCACTGACCTTCTTTACAAATCATCTCACCTGATTGACACACTCCCGTACTTGAGGTGCCTTCTGGTCCAGAATAGCAAGGTTTTGTCAAGTCTTCATCAATCAATCCATCACAATCTTCATCGAAGTTGTTGCAAACTTCCGGGTTTACTGCCACCCCCAGCAGTTCATCGCAGGTCTCTGGAGAGTCAGCAGGGACAATCTCTGGTGGCAACCAGGCGCAAATAGCGAGACAGTCTGTCATCTTCGTCAGAGAACAGTCTTCATTGTCGCATTCACAAGTCTTGAACCCCATACCACAAGAAAGTGGCGGTTCCATACAGGGTATGAGAGCGCCTATCATTTCAGGTGGACAATCACAAGTAAGTGCTTCATCAACGAGGGCATCGCAATCATTGTCAAACCCGTCGCAAGACTCATCCATCGGTTGTCGTGCGGTGCATCCGATCCATCTACCATCCACACACGCTTCAATGCCCCGCTCGCACTCAGTAACACATTCTTGAACCAAAGACTCGTCGATAGATCCGTCGCAGTCATTATCTAAACCGTCGCAAGTATCTTGCTGAAGCGGCCCACACTCTCCGCACTCATTCAATTGGTGTTCGTCTGTTTCATCATCGCAGTCATTGTCAATTCCGTCGCAAATCTCATCTGAAGGGATACAAGTCACGCATTCTCCATAGTAAAGTCGCCCCTTATCACACCTTACCTCTTGTCTTCCCGGTATACCATTGGCATCACAATCATAATACATTGTAAAATCTTCGTTGATTCCTGGCGGACAGTCAAAGGCGTGAGTACATGGGCTCTCATAGATGATTTCTGCTGGTGGACAAGTGTCATCTAAATTTCTATCGCAGGGAACATAATCCTCCCCACAGATATCCAAAAGCGCTTGCTTTGCCTGAATTTCCGTACCTGTCGGGGGGCAATACCAGGTTTGCTGTTGGCAACATCTTGGATGACATTCACAATAGTTGTCATCAGTATTTCTCACACCTTCACAAGGGTCAACGTAAGCGTCGACAGTGATGTCTGGGATTTCTATGATTTGTATATCTTGAGACATAATGTCTGCACTTATGCCTACTTGTAGGTCATTTGTCTCACTCTGTTGTGGAACTGTGTCTGCGCAGGATGCTAAGACTAACAGTAAAGGTAGGTATCTCATTGTGTCTATTCCTCGTATGCTCTCTTTATTCTATTTCTGATCTTCTTTACTAATTTGACGTAGTAAAGGTTCTTGTAAAAAACCTCTCTCTCACATATTGTTCCCGCATTATAAAAACACAAACCTTGATCTAGATTACCTTTTGCATAAATATTGATTGTCCAGTTCAAGATTTGAGTACCGACGCGAATTGCGGTTGTGGGCTTTTTCAGTTGTTCGCAGGTGTATTTCTTACCAGCAGTAGATGGTCCGCCGGTCCATTTTGGTATGACTTGCATCAAGCCACAAGCATCAGCATGTGAAACGACGATCGGATAGTATGAACTCTCCACATACATCAAGCCGGCCACTAACTCTGGTTCTAGATTATACTTATTTGCATTCTCAATGATGTCTTTTTCGTACCTGCAAATGTTTCTTTGTTGGACAGGATTTAGTTGTAAAGCTAAACCAGCAGCGAGACACAGAGTCATTATGGATTCCATTATTTCTCCATTTTACTTTTGATGAAAGATTGTACCGAGTGGGGGAACAATTCTTCTGCAATCTCAAGGCAAGCTTCTGCCACCTGTTGAATCTCCCACTGCGCACCTGCGTGAGAACGAAGTGCAACAAACTTCAACAGATTGTGAAGATTTACCGTTCCGTAATACTGAGTGTACAAGTTTTGAGGCAGAACACCTCTTGCTTGCTCTCTGCAGACGCCTGATTCGAGCATCTTTTCAAAGAGTTTTATGCACTCTTGATGGTGTGTCTTCACTAAAGTCGAAGCGCTGGCGGAGACAGGAAACCCTGCTCTGTTATATTCAACAATTGGATTTATCAAATCATCAGTACTAGCCTGTCTGTTGCTCTTGTGTTGTTGTCTGAAGTCTTTAGGCTCATAAAAGTTAATGTCTACGGATGTATATCTCCTAGATATCTCATTATAGGCCCAAGTACGATGTCTATGGTGTTGACTACGTATGAAGAGAGGCACTGTAAACCTAAACGTGATAGCACAATGCTCAAAAGGAGAGCTGTGGTTATGGTCCATAAGGTAGTTGATAAGTTTAATATCCTTTTCATCTACTTCTTCTTTTTCTGAACCAAAGGAGACCCGCGCTGCGTTAACAACCGACAAATCTGAACCCATATGTGAAATGTACTCAACCGCACCTAATCCATCGTCAAAGAGTTCAACTCTCATCCGGCCTCCTGTATACTCCCACCACATAGTTCTCTAGGATCATGTGGTGAGTCTTATCTTTCAACTTCACTTCCTCGATCATGGTTCTGTCGACAATAATTTTCTTATTATCAATATTGCCAAGTCTAAGGTATTTGAACTGAGGGCTGCAATCAGAAGCGACGTCGATTACAGTTGCTTCAATATACCTATCTTCATCTGGCTTGAAGTCGTCTGGAAGCAGCACACCTGCTGTGGTTTCATTCTTTGCTACATGAGGTACCACCAGGAGATGTCGATTTACTGGCTTGAGACTGAATGGTACACTGCTCATGCTAAGATTCTCCCCATAGAGCGCTGACACTTATTTACATAGTCAGTCAGAACTTCCATATCTGTCTCTGACTTGTAAAGACGATACGCTTTTACGGCCAGCCTCATCTCTTCCTTTGTTAGCCATCCATTTTCGTTGTAAGACTCTCGAAGGTCGGAACGCTGTTCCTTGAACGGTTCCATGGCGTCTTCGATGGCCACGAATGTTTTGATATAGTTTGAGAGGTGCTCCTCTTTGGTTAGCAATTTGTCGTTGTTAGAACTCATAATTTCTCCTTTATTGTTGAGTTGTTCTATAATAATAATACATTTTATCAGTTTTGTCAAGTGTTTTAAATCGAAAAACTTTCACCGCAGCCACAAGTTCTCTTTGCATTAGGGTTCACAAATTTGAATCCGGCTTGATTTAGCTCATCTACAAAGTCTATTTGTGTTCCCATCAAATATAGAAAACTTTTAGCATCTACATAGATTTGAATTCCTTGGTCCGTTATAACACGGTCATCGGCATTTTGATTGTCAAAATCCAATTTGTAAGTGAAACCGGAGCAACCGCCACCTCTAACTGCAGCCCTTACCCCGGTCTCTTCTTTGCTTTCGAGAAGCTCTGTCAATTTCCTTGCGGCACTTTCAGACAAAGTAATCATACAAATTTTATTTCACAAGCTCCGCCGGCACAAGCAACTTCACCAGCTAGGTTTGTGTTGTCCTCATCCTCAGAAACTTGAGTGAGGTCGATATTAGTAAGTGAGGCCATCATAGCTTCGTAAGTCTCCTTTGAGCAATCTTCGAATGGTGCCTGCGTATAGGTTCCGCCGTTATATGGAAGAACCGACAATCCGTTATAGCTACTTCTATTATCCCACATCCACTCGCCTACGTCAACCCATTCCGCGTCTTTTATTGATACAGTTGCTGAGATGTTGTGAGTGTTCTGTCCCTTGCGAAAACCTGGCTTTACCCATTCGTCTGTCACGAATTTTACTCTCTTGAGCAACTGTAGTGCGGACTCTGTTCTCATTATAGAGCCTTCTGGGGCCTTCTGAGGAATAGATATAACAGCAGTAGTGTGAGGGCTAAAGTATTCATCCTCCACTAACTCTGGGTGGTTATTCAGTAGATGCGTATAGATAGGTTCGTTTTTACCTACACGGATTCTGCGGATATAGTAGTCGTTATGCCAAGCGTGAATACCTGAAGAGGTGCCAAGCGTCAGGCTTGTAGTTCCCGCCGGCTTAACGCAAGTCGTTCTGGCTGCTGGCTTGATACCAAGCAATTCTGCGACTCTTGCGTTCTCCGCCTTTACTCCGTTGGCTGCCTCTTTCATGTCAAGCTCTAACACGGCACCTGATGCAATACCGGTCATAGACACGCCTATCAGGGCGTCTTTCTCTGTTGTTCTTCTCCAGATATCACGAAGATAGTGGAAATCTGTATAACTGGCCTGTAGTGTGCCAATGAAAGTTGCTGCTCGAACTCTTTCGTTCAGGTCTGCTTGATCCTCTACGTTAGACACATTTACTTCTGTAAGATTACAGAACTGATATGGACGTAAACCAATCTCACAACAAGGGTTGGTTCCCCAGTCTTTATCGTTTGAAAAATAAAAACCAGGCTCTCCAGCGCCAGAAGCCTTTACTCTGTCCCAAAGGTTCATAAAGTAATCTTTATCGATCTTGTGGCGTAATAATACAACAGAATTATTAGCTCTACCTCGTTGTGGATTGGTTTCCCACCAATTTCCTGTTTTGGCTGCAATCATGTCCTCATCATCTGCTGAGAACAAAGAAATGAGTGCTGCTCTTCTAATGCCGCCTGCAAGAACTGCGTCTGCGATGTGGCAAATCATGTCGTGTACTTCGATTGTAGAAAGTTTCTCGCCGTTTTCACGGTTTGAGAGAATGCCCTCTAGTTTGACCAAACACTCCTTGAGAGGCTGTGGGCCCGGAGCCTTACCGCCTGAAGTGATTAGTGCTGCTCCCTTTGGCCGAATGTCTGTAAAGTCAAAGCGAAGGTGTGATCCGCCCTGAAAGTAAGAGCGAACAAGTGCTTTTACTGCGTCTGCCCAGCCTTCAATTGAGTCGTTGACTAGGAAGCGTCGGGTTCGATTCATGTTTGGTCTTGTGATCTCTGGTAGCTTCTCTACGTGATGCTTCTGCACAGAATAGCCAACACCTGTTCCACCTAGGAGAAGAAACATGGCTTCACCAAAACAACGCCAATCATCAGTAGGCATAAATGCACAGTTGAAGATACGGTTTGGAGCTACTTCGATTGGTTTTCCGCCAAATTGCATAGATCTCATCGAGGGTAAAACTTTTTTATCGAAGACCATCTTATAAGCCTTGATAATTTGAAGTTCCAGTTCAGGAAACTTCTTTAGATGCATGTTCATGTTACGTGTTACTAACTCGTCCCACGTCTCTCTTCTTTGTTCACTCTCCAGGTACCTGGCGTACTTCATGTGCACTGTTATTTCTGATAATATTTGATTCGATAATTCCATTTATTTCTTTCCTCCTTCTTTCTTGAATACTTGGTATTTTTCCTTCAAAGCATCTAACCTGTCCTTCGAAGATTTTTCGATTATATCATTCACTGTTTCACCTGTCTGGGACAGGACTTTGATGGTCACGCTGCTGGTATCCATGAACAAAGGATACACGAGTCCATCCGGGCCGTTCCTATTCTTCGCTACGAAGATACGACCAGTGTTATTGTTCT